AAGGCCCTGTCAATGGCCGGGGTCTTTTCTGAGATCGGCTACTCCCCGCATAAGGTTCAGCAGCGCATCCATCGTCAGATCAACGAGAAGCGTTTCCGCGTGGTCTGCGCCGGCCGGCGTACCGGTAAGTCCACTCTCGGCGGTCACGAGCTCGCCATCCGCGCGTTGCAGGCCCAGCTGCGTTACAACGAGCTGGAGCCGTTCGGCCGGCGCGCCGAGTACTGGATCGTCGGCCCGGAGTACTCCGATGCCGAGAAGGAATTCCGTGTTCTCTGGAACGACCTCACCACGCTCGAGGTGCCTCTTGATCATCCCGGCAGCTACAACGACCCCAACGGCGGGAACATGCACATCTCGCTGTGGGGCGGCAGATTCCAGGTGCACGCCAAGTCCGCTAAATACCCCGGCACTCTGGTCGGCGAGGCGCTCGAGGGAGTGATCCTGGCCGAGGCGGCGAAGCTGAAGCCGTCGGTCTGGACTAAATACATTCGACCTACATTGGCCGACTACAAGGGCTGGGCGCTGTTCAGCAGCACGCCCGAGGGCAAGAACTGGTTCTACGAGCAGTGGCAGCGCGGGCAGCGCGGAGACGGCAACTGGTGGTCGGTCCGGATGCCCAGCTGGACGAACAACATCCTCTTCCCGCAAGGCCGCTACGACCCCGAAATCACGGACATGGAGTCCGAGATGACGGAGGAGAAATTCAACCAGGAGATCGGTGCCGACTTCACCGAGTTCGTCGGCCGGGTCTTCAAGGATTTCGACGAAGAGATCCACGTCGGGCACCACCTGTACGACCCGAATCTGCCGGTCTATCTGGCCACCGACTACGGCTACTCCAACCCCACCGTCGTGCTGTTCATCCAGGTCGACATCTGGGACAACGTCTTCGTGATCGGCGAGTACTACCACGTCCACAAGACCATCGACGAGGTGGCGCAGGAGATCTGGACGCACCCCCGGCTCGGCAACCTGGTGCGGGTTGCTCAAGATCTTTACCCCGACCCCGAAGACCCCGGGGCATCGAACTACTTAGCCAAATCATGGAAGGTCACCGTCCACGGCGGCACCGGCGGTTTGATCAGGGATCGCATCGACATGATCCGGCGAGGCCTCAAGATCCAGCCCGAGTTCCTGATCCACGGGCACCCGGACAAGGCGCCGAAACTTTATGTCGATCACCAGTGCCGCAACACGATCAGGGAAATGCAGGATTATCGCTACCCTGAGACCAAAGATGAGCTTACGCAGGACCCGAAAGAGAACCCGCTCAAGAAAGATGATCACTGCCCGGAGGCGCTGGGCCGGTTCTACAAGGGGCATTTCAGTGACAGCGTAAGGAAGTCCCGGCAGGCGCGTCAGCGTACGGCCAGGTCGGCATAGGGGGAACTTTGACAACGATCTGGGACACCGCGAGCCCGTTTACCGGGACGCCGGCCGGCTGGTTGAACCAGGAGGACAGCCTCCGCCTCAACGCCTACCAGCTGTACGACCTGCTCAACGCCAACGACTCCTCCGCGATCAAACTCACGCTGCGTGAGGACGAAGAGAACCCGATCTATGTCCCGTCGGCGAAGCGGATCATCAAGACCAAGGCCCGTTATGTCTGCAAGGATCTCGGGTTCCAGATCGTCAACACCACCTCTGAGCTGGGCGAAGAGGGCGAGGTCGTCGTAGACCCGAGCCAACAGGTCGAGATGATCATGGCCTTCGGCAACTTCTTCACCCGCGAGCGGTTCTTCGCGATGTTCCGGTCGGCGATGAGCTTCGGCCTGGCGCAGGGCGACTGGTGCATCTACCTCTACGCCGACCCGTTGAAGCCCGAGGGATCCCGGGTATCGGTCACCGCGATTCAGCCCGAGACGTTCTTCCCGATCAAGGACCCCAAGGACAAGACCAAGATGGTCGGGGTTCGCATCGTCGAGGAGATCATCGTCGACAACAAGAACTTGCTGAAGGTCCAGACCTGGCTGACGGCGCGCGCTTTCGGGCACCCGCAATACAACGACGGGCTATACGTCGATGGTGCGGAGATCGTCCGCGACATCCAGGTCATGGAGCCCACCGACTGGGAGGACCCCAAGAAGCGGAAGCTGGTCGCCCATCCCGACAACCTGCCGCAGGAACCGGTCGAAGGCATCACGCAGCTGCCGGTCTACCACTTCAAAGCCAACGAGAAGCGCGGCGAGTTCTACGGGATCAGCGACCTGGCCGGACTGGAGCGGGTCTTCTACGGCGTCAACCAGGCAGTCACCGACGAGGATGTGGCGATCGCCATGGCCGGCCTCGGTGTCTATGTCAGCACCAACCGCCCGGTCGACGCGAACGGTAACCCAACCGACTGGAAGATGGGCCCCCGCAGGGTGGTCGAGGTCGAGGGCGAGGACGGCCAATCCGCCGGCGACCAGTTCACCCGAGTTCCCGGCGTCACCAATATCCAGGCCAGCCAAGATCACTACAGGTACCTGCAGGACCAAGCCGAATCGACCGCCGGCATCTCCGGGGTGGCGCTTGGCGAGGTCGACACGGCCATGGCCGAATCCGGGATCGCACTCTCCATCCGGTTGGCGCCGCTGCTGGACGACGCGAACGACAAGGACGAGCTGATCCTGGCCAAGCTGCGGCAGCTCTTCCACGACCTCAAAGAATGGTTCGCCGCGTACGAGACCAGCAACTTCCCCGAGGAGCTGGAGGTCGTCCCGGTCGTTGGGCCGAAACTGCCGCGCGACGTCGACAAGGACCAGGCCGTCTACAGCGACCTGCATCTGGCCGGCGTCATCCCGACACGGCTCTACATCGAGAAGCTCAACGAGCTCGGCTACGACCTGGGCAACCCGGCAGACCTGATCGCCGAGGCTCAGAAAGAAGCCGACGAGAACTTCAAGCGACAGCAAGAGCAGCTGGACGCGGCAGGTATCGACGCTGGCGGGAACCGTCTCGACCAGGAGGCCGGCGGGCCACCGTCTGATGAAGGGGCGGCGGCTTGAATGACAAGTGGATCCTCGAGCGTCTCTTCCTAGCAGTCCCCGAGCTGGCTGCTGACACCGGTTTCATTGACGCCCTGGTAGGCGCCGGCGTCCTCAACTCAGAGCACGTCAGGGTCTTCCGCAGACTCACCGGGCGTCACAAGATCAGCGCGCTGCGCGGCCGGCCTCTGCTGCAGCGGATCATGGTGGTCGTCCCGGAGATCATCTCGGTGCGCACCATCAACCTGCTGGCCCGGTACAACCTGATCCCGTCCAAAGAAGCGCACGCGCTGCGCATCACCTTGCGGGTCGCCAACCGACTGCTGCCGGCGCCGCTGAACACCGATCACATCTACGAGCGCCTGGCCATGATCTTCGATGACGTGTTCAGCCCGGAGATGGTGTCCTACCTGCGAGCGCTCGACAACGAGACCATCGACCTGGTGCGCGACGTGCTGCTGCGCGGCAAGACTCGACTGGGCAGCGCCGACGCAGCGCTGATCCGGCAGCTGCTGATCAATTCGATTCGCAGGGCCCAGGTGATGCGCTCGGTGATTTCGGCTGGCCGCATCACCCGGGACGTCGTGTCACAAGCCCGTGCGTTGGACAGTGTCTGGGACATTCTAGGGGTCACATTCGACGGCCTTTTGAGCCGACGAATGCTGAAGAACCTGGTCCGGGCTGGGGTGATCAGCGCTGAGAGGTACGAGCTGTGGGCCCATATCTCTGACCTGGGGCTCGGTGTGTGGCGCAAGGTGGCTGCTGGCCGGAATTACGAGTCTTGGGCAGCTCGGGGCTTGCTACTCAGCGAGGGAGTTCTCAGCCCGGAGCTGATCAAGGTCTTGCGAGATCTCGGGGTCATCTCGCAGCGCCAAGCGACGATCTTATATCCGGTGTCGCAGATCATGCGTGAGATAACACGCGGGCTCGGCGAGAAGTGGCGTACGTCTCGCCGGTACCGGATTGTGCCCGGTGAGGCACCGATCAAGACCTTCGCTCGGCACACTCAGACCACCGACAAGGCGATCCTGAAGCTACTCGCGCAGGCTGCCGACGACGCCGGCAAAGAGGCCGAGCGGCTGATGAAAACCCAGGGCTTCGCCAAGATGTCCAGGGCCCGCCAACAGCAGCTGGTCGCGCGGCAGCTGCACAACACGATGCAGGATCTCTGGGAGGGCGCCGGCCACCTGGTGATCTTCGGCGAGAAGGAAACGGCCAAGGCCGCAATGGAGGCGCTGCCGTCCCTGCAGAAGCTGTTCGGGGCCAACGCGGATGGCCAGGGGCTGGAGAGATCGCTCCTTGCCAGCGCCCGATCGGGCGTCGATAGCTTCATTAGCCGGGAAGAGCAACTTCGATCACTCTCCAGCCGTGTCTGGAAGAATATCGCTCTTCACAACGGACGGCTAGACAAGGAGATCGCCAAGGGCCTGCTCCGAGGCATGACGGCGCAGGAGCTGGCGGCGGTGGTACGAGGTTTCGTCCACCCCAATGTGCGGGGCGGAGTCTCTTACGCGGCCATGAGGCTGGCCCGGACCGAGATCAACAACGCCTTCCACAACACCGCGATCCGCTACACCCGGGAGATGCCCTGGGTCGAGGGGTACGAGTGGCATCTGTCCGGCTCCCACCCCAAAACCGACATCTGTAATGATCTTGCCGAGCGCAACGGTGGCCTCGGGCGAGGCGTCTATCAGAAGAACAATGTGCCTCAGAAGCCGCACCCATTGTGCCTGTGCTACATCACCCCGGCCACCGTCGACAACGCCCGGTTCTATCGGAACCTCCGTAACGGCGCGTACGACCGCTACCTCAACAGCGTCGAGCGGAACGGGGTTTTCGATGAAACCGACGATTACACGCCGACGAGGTGGCAGGAAATCGCCGGCGGCGCCGCTAAGGTTGCGCTGATCGCGGGGATGTCAGCTGCGGCACGCCGGTACTTACCAGCGGCTTGACTAGACATTCTTCGTATACGATTTCGATCACCAGGGGGACATTTTGAAGAGCCAGAGGTTGAGCCTCGAACTCCCCACCTGGCACAATTTCTCGGTTTGTCTGGCTGAACCAGATCCTCCGAGTGGTGACCAGGCGGGATCCGAATCCGGTGGAGCCGGGAGCGGGCAAAAGGATCCGAAGCAAGGTGGCACGGCTGAGCCGGACCCCGAGCGCAAGATCCAGGCCTTGACGGAAGAGAAGGACCGTCACTTCAGGAAAGCTCAGGAGCAAGAGACCGAGCTGAATGAACTGCGGAAATTCCGTGAAGAGACCGAGCGTGCCAAGCTCACCGAGGCGGACCGGATCAAGGCCGATAACGCGGCCCAGACCGAGCGCATCACCACTCTCGAAGCGGACAACCGCAGGCTCGCGATCGAGAACGCATTCCTGGCATCAAATTCCGTGAAGTGGCACGACGCAGCTGCGGCTCTCAAGCTGGTCGATCTCTCAGCAGTCGAGGTGAAGGACGGCGTGGTAACCAATCCCGACGTCCTCAAGACAGCCATCGAAACGACGGCGAAAGCTAACGCGTGGATGGTGGCTGGCGAGGAAGAGCCAGGTGGCAAGAAGAAGGCGCCTCCGCCGAAGTCCGGTGACGCACCCAACGGTGGTCAACCAGACCCGACGAAGCCCGACTTCGCCCACCTGGAAAAGAAATTCCCCGCTCTGAGGCATCACCGCACCTACTGACTTCGCGGCTCTCGGATCGGGGGCGGAACTAGCTCTTCGGAGCTCCCGATCAAGAAAGAGAGCCACCAGGTATGACTGCTCGGGTCGACAAGACCGAATCAGCGGTCGGGGTTACCCGTGGCACCCTCAACGCCGACATTGCCCAGGCTGACTGGGGCAAGGTCATCGGTGTCAGCATCAACGGCACCGGCAAGGTCGTACGAGGGGGCGCGGCTGGCCTCATTATCGGCGTGATCATCGCCGACAAGACCAACTACAAGGCGGGTCAGCGCTGCGACATCATCGGCAACGGTTCAGAGATCATCGAAGACACAGGTCTCACCGCCGGCGCCCAGTACTACGCAGATGCGACGACCGGTCTCCTCACCCTCACCACTACTTCTAACACCCGCGTCGGCTACACCGTCGAGGCGGACCGTCTGGTGGTGACGCTCTGATGTCTGAGCCGCAATGGAAGAACTTCTCGGCAGTCTTCTCCATGCCGACCCCGCAGGGTTACAACGCTGCGAACGACATCATCACCCAGACGATCGACGGGTTTGACCTCAACAACATCTGGAACGAGTTCCAGCAGGCTGTTGCCCTGGTCAACGCTCAGCGCCAGGTCTTCATCGACCTGCTGACATTCCCCGTCACCGATCTGATCGAGCGCGTGCCGCAGATCCAGTACGCGTCCTTCGAGAAGGCGTCCGAGTACGGCGAGCCTCGCGGCATCCGTCCGGCCGGGGCGTTCTTCAACCTGGGTTACGACTTCGACTGGTACGACATCGGAGCTCGTTTCACCTGGAAGTTCCTGGCCGATGCGCCGGCGAACCAGATCGAAGCGATCAACTCGCAGGTGCTGGAGGCTGACAACAACCTCCTGTTCACCAATGTGATGAAGGCGGTGTTCAACAACGTCAACCGCACGGCGGACATCAATGGCCAGCTGGTCAGCGTCTACCCGCTGTACAACGCGGATGGCACGATTCCTCCGCCTTACAAGACGAACACCTTCCTGGGCACCGAGACGCACTACATCACCTCGGGCAATGCCACTGTGCAGCATGACGACCTCACCGATATGTACGAGAAGCTGCGGGCCAAGGGCTACTCGACTGAGAACGGGGTCAAGCACGTTCTGTTCGTCAACCGTCAACAGGGCAACACCATCCGCACGTTCCGTGTGGCGTCCGGTGCGACCTACGACTTCATCCCATCCGTAGGCACGCCGGCCAGCTACCTGCCGATCGACGTGGTTCTGTTCGGTGGCTCACAGCCGCAGAACACCTACGCAGGGTTGGCAGCTATCGGCTCCTACGGGCCGTGGCTGATCGTGGAAGACGACTTCATCCCCGCCGGCTACATGCTGGGCATCGGGACTGGTGGCCGTGCGAACCTACGGAACCTCGTAGGCCTGCGCGAGCACATCAACCCGCAGCTGCGTGGCCTGCGGCTCGTCAAGGGCGCCGTGCCCGACTACCCGCTGATCGACAGCTATTACCAGCGGGGCTTCGGAACCGGTGTTCGTCAGCGTGGCGGTGGAGTCGTCATGCAGGTCACCGCATCCGGCACCTACACCATTCCGGCGGCGTACGTCTAACCGCGCGGGGGAGCTGAAGGGCTCGACTGATCCGTGTGGCCTCACCTCAGTCGAGCCCTTCTCCCAAGAATCACTGGAGGAGATGAACAATGGCACGTCAGATTGATGTCGATAACCTCGACGTCGACCAGGTCGCCTACATTCGTCAGCGCCCGTGGCTGATCGCCGAAGCCATCCAACTCGGTGTCGATGACATCGAGGAGCGGTTGGCCGAGGTAGAAGCCAAGGCGGCGGCGGATGAGCAGAAGGCTGCCGAGTCGGGCGAGTACGACGACCTCAACATCAAGGCCCTCCGGGAGCTCGCGGTCAGCCGTCAGCTCGACAAGAGCGGCAACAAGGCTGAGCTGATCCAACGGCTCACTGAAGAGGACCAGCGGCTCGAGGCGCAGCTGAAGCGCGCCGAGGCCGTATCGATCAACGAGAACGCTGGCGACAGTGTTCTGGGAGATGAGCACCCGGTACCGGGTCAGTAGGACAGAACCATGGCATCGCAAGAGGACTTGAAGAAGCTCAAGCGGCTGGCTCCCGAGGGAGACTTCACCGACGCCGAGCTGGGCGTCCTCATCGATGCTCGGGGGATCAACGGAGCTGCGGCCGAGCTATGGGGTGCCCAGGCATCGGCCACAGCCTCGTTGGTAGACATCACCGAGAGCGGCTCCAGCAGGAAGAACAGCCAGGCCCATGACAAGGCCAAGGAGATGCTGGAGTACTACAGCGGCATCTACGCTGCTGAGCAGGAGGCAGCGCAGCTCGGCGGGCGTAGGGCCCGGTCCGGGCTCATGACTCGATGACTGAGTACGAACTCAACATCGCGAACACCCAAGCCTTCATCGATGCCGACCCATCGACTGTCACGATCAAGCGCGACACCTACATCTCTGACGGCGCCGGCGGCAAGAAGCGCAACGGGACCGTGGTCAATGTTTTCGTCGGCCAGGTCCGGATGGTCCCGCAGGGAGCCGACAACGCCACCTCGAACCCGGTCACGCAGACCACCAACGGCGAGCTGGACCGGCCCGACTTCGTACTGCTCGCCATGCCTGGTCCGGTGCTGCAGCGCAAGGACTACTTCGACTACGCCGGCGAAACCTATGAGGTGTTCAGCATCCGCCGGTCCCCGGCCTATGAGGTCAAGGCCGACGTCAGGGTTCGAGAGGATCTCTGATGGGCCGGGGCGACTTCGCGATCGACGTCGCTGGGCAGTTCTGCCAGATCATCTGGAAGGACGGGCTCAGCTCGAACCTGCGGAACGGTCCGGCCAAGGTGAAACGCGCGGCCATGATCACAGCACAGCGGATGGCGCCCGAGGTCGAGGCCTACATGAAGAACAACGCGCCATGGACCGACCGCACCGGCAATGCTCGCAACGGCCTGGCAGCGCACGCCTACCAGGAGGGGGACGAGGTCGGCATCCTGCTGTACCACCAGGTCTCCTACGGGATCTGGCTCGAGGTCGCCAACGGCGGCAAATACGCGATCATCCAGCCGACCATTGACACGATGGGTCCCAGGGTGATGCAGCAGTACAACAACCTGCTGGAGCGAATATGAGGGGTCTAGTCCAAACGATCTTGTCCGAGGTCGACCCGACCGTCTGGCTGCCGTCCCGGATCTACCAGGGCGGCAACGTCGATGATCAGCCGGACTTCCCGTTCATCGTGCATCGCTACCGCGCCGGCATCCCGAGCCCGTCCGGTCGCAGCGTGCCGGGACTGGAGGTCTGGTTCTACGACGAGCCCGGATCGTACCTGCGCATCGACAAAGCGCTCCGAGACTTCCGCAACTATTTGGTCGCGGTCGCACATCGTGTCGCCGGGTCTGAGCACATCGCTCAGATAGATTGGACCGGCGACTCGCCTGATCTTCCCGCCGAAGAGTACGGCGGCATCACAAGATCAGCATCGTTCAATCTCATAGGGGGAAGTTCCTGATGGCTAAGACTGTCAAGGTCGAGTTCGTTGGGTCCGGGGCCGAGGTCACCGACCGTTTGCTTACCAAGAAGCACCTGTCGGAAGACCAGGGCGTCGTGGTCGAGCGTGATCTTCGTTGGAACCGGGGCACCATCGAGGTGATCGAGAACCCGGACGAGACGCTGCTGCACTACTTCAAGGTGCACAACGACGAGTTCAAGGTCACCGAGCTGAAGAGCGACGCGGCCTCCGAAAAGCCCGCTGGCTGATCATCAGCCCATAAGATTCTCATGCAAGATGTCCGCTGCGATAACGACATCCTGTTCGGTTACCTGGGGGATGGCTTCCTCGAGGTGAAGTGCAGGTCGCATCGCTGCGGAGCCGGGGTGGGCAGGGTAGTCATTCACCGTTTCCACTCCATCACTGGTGTCCTCCTGGAGACACGCAAGTTCAAGGACCCAGTGACGCGAAAGGGGGAGTAGTCAATGGCGCTCGCCGAGACACTTCCGTACGGAATTCGCGACATCAAGCTCGCGACGGTCTCCTCAACAGGAGTCGTCGGGGGCACTACTGTCGATCTCCCAAACGCCCGAACCCTCAGCTTTGAAGAGTCTGAGGACTTCGAGGAGTTGTGGGGAGATGACAAGAAAGTCGCGACCAAGGGTGCTGGTTCTGTCATCGAGTGGGAACTTGAGGCTGGCGGCATAAGCCTGGAGGCATTGGCCATCATTGCTGGTGGCACAGTGACCAGCTCCGGGACTACTCCGAACCAGGTCAAGACCTACAAGAAGCTGGCTACTGATGCCCGTCCTGACTTCAAGATCGAGGGCCAGGCCTACTCAGAGAGCGGTGGCGACGTCCACTGCATCATCTGGCGGGCCAAGCTCACCGACAAGGTCAGCGGCGAGTTCAGCCAAGGCCAGTTCTTCTTGACGCAGGCGTCCGGAGAGGGCTTGCCCTCCAAGACGGCCACGCACATCGATGAGACCTACAACCTCATCCAGAACGAGACGGTTGCTGCGATCCCGTAGTAGCCACAACCGAAGCAAAGGAGCACATGGATGCCAGCTTCAACAACCACCCGCAGCGGGAATCCCGCCAAGCGGGCGGCAGCGAAGAAAGCGCCGGCGGATCGGCAGAAGCCGCTGGTCGTCTCCAACTGGGTCGACGAGGATGACACAGAGCTGCTGGAGTTTCCCAGTGGCAAGGTCGCCAAGATCGAACGGGTCCAGCTGACCAC